GCTCTGCGGCAGATACACGCCGCCGAACACATCGCCGACGGCGGCGCTGCCCTCCAGGTGCCATTGCGGCAGCAGATACCGGCTGCCGATCAGGTCGATGCCACTGCCGCCACTGTTGCCGCCGGCCGCTCCGCTTACCGGGTCTCCAAATAGCAGGCTCATCGTTCAGTCCTTTCCTCCGCGCCCGTCAATGACCGGCGTATAGGTCAACACCGCATCGGCGGTTGCTGTCGCGGCCCGCACCAGGCGCATCGCATTCGCCATCTCAAAGGTCCAGAGTCCCTCCTGGCCGACGGCCCCTGCGGCGATGAGATGGCCGGTCGTGCCGGTGGGGGCTCCTCCGTCGAAACGCACGCGCACGTCGGCGCCCTCGAGCGTCCATGCGACTTTCTGCGTCGGGCCGATGCCTGTCATGTCGAGCGCGACGGGCGTTGTGCCAATGCTCAACGTCTTCATCGCGGCCGCCGGTCGTAGTTCTGCGCTCATGACTTCCTCGCTTGTTCGTTGGTTACAAAATGAAAAGGCAGGGCGGCCGCACCGGCTGACCGTGGTTTTCCTGGGCACGTGGTTTCACGCTATGCTGCGCTGTGGCGTCTTCTTCGTGCGTGCCGCCCTGCCGCAATGGTTCGTCGTCTCCTATCAGGCGGCGAATTCGCTCTTGGTCCGCAGAGCGATGCCGTAGTTCGGGTTGAGCACCTTTGCGGCCCAATACGCCTTCCAGCCGGCCGTCATCCACTGGTTGAGCGGATTCGCGGAATCCGGCTTATTCACGATCATGATCTTCGGCTTCGACGGGCTCTGCGTGCCCGCGAGCTTCGGGGTGCCATAGGCGCCTTCACCAGTGACGATCGTCAGGTAAATGTCTCCCGCCGGATCGTAGGTGCCCTCGACGGTCGACTCGATGAACGGGTTGGTCGCCTCGATGATCCGCACGCCGTAGAGCATGCCCAGCTCTCCCTTGTAGAGAGCCTGCACGTTGCTGTATTTGGCGGCGTCGATCCAATCCGGGTCACGTTGAATGTCCCGACCGACCTGCGGGGGGACGATGGCGACATAGCGACCTTCCTTGCGCGGCGCGCGGTTCACCTTGAGGCGAGTGCACGCATCGAGCAGGTCCGCCGCGGTGATTTTGCCGGCACTCGGCGTCGCCGTATCGAGCGCGGCAAAATTGGCCAGGCCCTGGGCGTAGCGCTTGGTCAGTCCGGCGGTCGGGTGCGCAAGGACGTCCCGCGTGATGGTGTCAGCGTGCAGCGCGCAATCCTCGCCCATCGTTTTGATGGACTGCGTGAGCGCGTCGAACAATGCGGTCATCGTCACCACGTCGGTGATCTTCGCGACCTCGCCATATTGCACGAGCGGCACGTCGATGTAGGTGTAGGTGACATTCCGGAAGTTGCCCGGCACCACGCCTTCGGAAAGCGTCTGCACCTGCGAGGCGTCCGCCTCGGATGGCCGGAAGAACCGGATGGTGTCGCTGCCGCTCTTCTGCGGCAGCTCGGCCTGCAGCGCGAATTCGTTCAGGTGCAGTTCCTGCACCGCGTGCTTCAGCAGCTGCTTGCTGAAGTAGGTTTGATACGTGTCAATCAGACTCGTCTTATTTGTCGTTCCCATGGTGTGCTATCTCCGTCTCTCTTGTGTTTGATTGATGGTGACACGCTTCGCGGACCTGCACCCGGCTTCCGTTCAGCCGGCAAGGCCGTCGAGTTCCGCCGCCTGCCTTTTGAGGAATGCGGCCTGTTCGGCCTCGCTCATCTCCTCGAAAGACCGCGCTCCGCCGCGCGTCTCGCCCGCCCCGCTTCCGGGGCTGAGCAACGCCTGCAACCGCGCAATTTCCTTGTCCTTCTCCGCGAGAGTTTTTTTGGCCTCCGCCGCTTCTTTCGCCAGCACGCGATCGCGCGCCCAGGCCGCGGCAATTTTAATGCCGTCCGGAAACGTCCGCCCCTGCGGATACTCTCGAAGGATTTCCGCTGCGGCCTGAAACTTCGCGCTCTGCGGATCGGCGAACTCTGGGTCTTCGGCGCGGATTTCGGCCAGGTTGGCATTCCAGAGCGCCTCAAATTGCCTCCGGTATTGCTCCGCAGCGGTCTGCTGCGCCGCGGTCGGCGCCTGAGCGGATTGACCGCCGGCACCGCTGGTGGCCGTGCCGCGCCGTTGCGCCAGCGCTGCCTCCTCGCGCAACAGCTTCGCCTCTTCGTAGCGGCCTTCGGCCTCGAAATCCTCGGCCGCCTGCTCAAGTTCCGCGGCACTGTATTTCTCGTGCAGCGGTTTCTCGGCGCTTTCCTGGCCGGATTGCGCGCCGGTCTGCGCCGCGATCTGCGCGCGGTAGCGCTCCAGCTCGGCACGCTCGCGCTCGAGTTGCGCGCGTTCCGCCTGCAGCCGCTTCCAGTTGCGCGCAAAGCGCTCGGCTTCCTTTTCTTCGCGGGTTTTTGGCTTCGGTTCGTCGCGCTGTTGCTTTGGCGCGTCCTCGGCCTCGTCGGCTTTGCCCGCTTCTTCGTTTGCCGGGTTGTCCGGTTGCGTGTCGTTTTCGGCAGCCTGTTCGGTTTCGCGCGCACCCGCGTCGCCGTGTTCAGGTGCGTCTTCGACGTTGGTGTCGGCGACGTCGCCGGTCTGATCGAACGCCTCAGCCTGCTGCCGTAGGGCCTCGAGTTCTTTCAGGTCGGGATCAACTGTAGTTCCGTTTTCCATAGTCTTGTCACGGGCTCATGCGTGCGCGCAGGTCATCGTCGCCCGCGGTTGCCGATGCTGCGCGATGTGTCTCTTTCTCCTGCGGCGCTGCCGCAGTCGCCGGGTGTTCCGGACCCCGGTATTCCGTCAAAGTCAGTATCCACGCGGCCCCGATGCGAAAACCGGCGGCCACCCCGCAGCGGTATTCCCTGGCGGCCGCGGTGCCATGGTCGTTGATGACCACCGCTTGTCGGTTGTTCTCGGTCTCCTTCTGCCGCACGAGCGCCCAGAGCCGTTGGCCGGTGGGCGATTGCCACCACATGCGCAACCGCTCGGCGTCGTCTTCCGTCCACGGAATGTCGCGGGCGGGATCGACGGGACGCCACTCCCGCACGGCCTTGGCGTGCCGAAACGCAAACCAGACCGCCGCCATGTATTCACGCCAATGTGTGAGCCAGCTCATACCAGGTCCTCCGCTTCAGCCGGTGCGGGCATTGCCGCGCCCGTGGCGCCTGCCTGACCCGCGCTCATCCCTGGTTGCACGAATTGTCCCAGCACCGACAGATACGGCGCCATTTGCTCGCGCCAGGCTGCCGCCGTCTTTTTGTCGGTTTGGTCAAGCACCTGCAAATGCGCGTCGATATGCAGCGCGAGCATCTGCGCCGCCCCGGGCTTGAGCGGTGTATTCTCCTGCGCATGCTGCTGCAGGCGTGCCACCAGCGTCTGCAGGTGGACATTGTGGTCGTCCGTTTCCTGCACCTGCGCCGGAAACCCCGCCTCGAGGAGCAGGATCTCCTGGGCCTGATCCTCGGCCTGCGTCGCGGCCGCTACCTGCGGCTCCTGGAAAAGCTCCTTCGCCAGTCGCGGGTCGTCCTCCTCGAGGACGTGCCGCACCAGCGCCGCCTGGTCGACGTAGGGCTTGCCAAACAATACCTGGAACCGCTCGAACGCCCGCATCCGCCGCCGCTCCTTGTTCCATCCGTCCGGGCTGCCGTCCGGCTGGATGTCCCATTGCCCGGCGAACACCTCCGGCGGCAGCTTGCGCGCCTCGCGCCCGACGAAATAATCGAGCTGGTCCGCGCGCTTCACGCGCAGAATCGCCCACGCCTTGCGGTAAAGCTCGGACAGCGCGCGGCGAAACACCAGCGAGCGCAAATCCGTCGCCATCGCCATGAGCGACGCCAAATGTTGCACCTCGGTCGCCGTCTTGCTGTCGCGCTGGTTCCCTTTGCGTCCCAGCCCGAAGTCCGGCGTGGCAAACAGCTGCTCCGCCGTCGAGCGCGTGCTGAGCATCTCCTGGTCGAAGTCGAACGGCACGTTGCCCATATCCACGCGCTGGATATTCCCGGGAACCAGTTCACCAGGCCGCAACTGGCGCGAGCCCAGGTTTTCGCCAATGCCGATCGGTCCCGTGAAAATGGGCCGGCTGTGGAAGGTCATCGCGTCCGCCTTCTCGTTCCAGACGCGACACAAATACGCCTCAAACGGGCCGCCGCGCTCCGCGATCCCGCGGCTCGCCAGCAGCCCCTTGTCCTTGATCTCCATGGCGAACCACACGAACGGCACGCCGGCATAGAGCGCCGGGTCCAGGGTGAAGGTCGGCCGCAGCGGCTCGTCCGGCGCCAGCGGCGAAAACGTGTGCACCCGCCACGTCCCGTCATCTTGGTGCTCATACACCTCCCACACCACGACCATGTCGTGCTGTGCGCTGTGCGTCAGGCCCTCCCGCCGTTCCTTCTCGTCGAACTTGCCGCCTGTATCGCTCGCGTCCGCACCGGGTCCGCTGATGCGCTTCAGCAAATCGTCATCGACCTCAAAACGCCCGTGGCGCTTCAGCGCCCGCACGCTCCACTGCTGCACGTGGGTGATTCGGTCTGCCTCGTCCAGCGACTCCGTGTTTGGCGGAACGACCACGAATAGCGGGTCTATCGCATCGAAACAAAGTTTCCCTTTGTGCCCATCCCACCAGACCTTCATCGGCGCGCCGCCCGCCAAAAGCATGTTGTCGATCGCACTCAGAATCTGGTCGAAAAAGTTGCTCTGCTGTTGCAGCTGGTAGTCAAACCAATGCGCCAGCTCCGGCGCCATGCGCTGCACCTGCGGGTCGACGCCGGCGAAGCTCGCCACGACCTCGTTGCCGAAGACCTGCATGGCGTAGAACGGCTTGAACTTGTCGATAAGCCCGTCGATGAGCGGATAGTGCAGGTCGGCCGCCTCCGGGAATGGCTTGCGTTTGCGCCGCAGGCCCTCGTGGCGCATTTCGTAGAACACGCGCTGCTTTTCCTCCCACTTAGCACGCGTGCTTAGGTCATCGAGCACAAGCGATCGGAGTTCCCCGCTCATCCTGCATCCACGCCCGGCAACACCGGCGCCTCCTGCATCGTCTCCCACGCCTCAAACGGATTTACACGGCCCATGACCGCCGTCGCGCGCATCGACGGTGCCGGCCGCATCGCCGCCAGCACCGCGTCGGCTCGGTCGGGACTGCTCACGCCGCGCTTGCGCATCTCGTTTTTGCTCTCGAGCACCAAACGCCCGTCCTGCCAGCGCTTCCACTTCCGGCTCGTCAACTGGCCGATAAGCACCGAGTCATCTGGAAGGATGATCTCTCGCGCCCGGATCATCCGGGCGCCCTCGCCCCAGACCTCGGCCGCTGCGTTCGCATACACCTTGTCGTCGCGCGCCTTCGCCCCGCCGTGCACCGGCGTGATCGGCCATCCCAGTGCCCGCAGCCGGTCGATCATCGGCTTGCCAAGGCCATCCGCATCGCCGCTGATCTGGTCCGCCTTGAGCCCGTGCTCGCGGAACAGCCCGACAAATTGCGCCACCGCCGCGTCCGTGTTCGTCTCGCGCCAGGCGCGCACGATCTCGACGCGGTTGCCCCGACGAACCGCCAGCACATTCTCGTCGCCACCGGCCGCGAAGTCGCAATACGCATGCACATCGCCGGTTTGCGCCGCCACGTTCGTGCGGCCCTCGAGGCAGGCCTCAACCTCGCTCAATGCCAGCACCATTCCGCTGTTCGGGTCTTCGGCGAATTCGCCGAACAGCGTTGAACGCGTGAACCAGTGCTCGCGCCCGTAGCGGTCCAGGATCGACTGCACCGTGCTGCGGGCGATATGCGGGCATTGTTCATACGAGACTGCATGGCACCGGTAATGTGCACGTTCGCTCGTCTGGCTCCGGTAGAACCGGCCGGTGCACGCCCCGGGACTGCTCATGAGCAACAACCACGTTGGGCGGCATCGATCGATCGCCTCAAAGATCGCCTCGGCGACACTCTTCGCCTCATCGACAATGATGAGCAGTGGTTGCTCCGCATGCCCGCCCGGCCCCGTGTGCCAGCCCTCAAATAGCCCTGGCTCATCGGTGGAAAAGCCGACGCAGCGGCTCCCGTGTGGTGAGCGCACCGTATGCGTGCCAAACTCCCACTCCGGGAAGCGCGACTTAAACCGCTGCAGCGCCGGGAAGAGCTGGTGCAACACCTGCCTCCAGGCGCCCGAGGTCACCACCACCTGCGAGCCCGGAAACAAATCCATTACCCAGATTATCGCCGGCGCCGCCACGTGCGTGGTCTTGCCGGCTTCATTACAGCAACGCAACGAAATCATCCCTGGCTCTTCCAGGTCGGCCAGCACCCGCTCCTGCCAGGGGTAAAGATCCATCCCCAGCACGCCGCGCGCGTAACCTACCGGCGTCGCCAGCAACGCCGCATCGCTCAGATCCTCTTGCCAGGCGTCCCGCATCGCTCAGTTCCGCGCCTGCCCTTCCATCCGCTCGGCGATGCGACTGCTGATCAGCGCCCGCCGCGCCTCGATCAGCTGCTGCCGCAGCTCCTGGCTGAGCACGACGTGCCGATGCTCGACCTCCCCGCGGAAGTTCACGGTCAGCCGGCCATGGATCGCCGCCTTCAGCTTCACCGCCTTCTCGAATTCGTTGAACGCTGCCGCGCGAGCCTTCGCACTGCCTGCCCGTCGCATCTCCTCGGCCGCCCGGTCGATAACCTCCTGCAGCTGCAGGAGGTCCTTCTCGAGGCCCTGCGCCGCCCGCTCCCAGGCGATCCGTAGCACGCGTCGCACCCGCGGACTCGCCGCCAGCTTCGACGCCGCAACGTCGAGCGCGCCGGTCGTCGAGGCGCGCACCCCGGCGGCTTGCGCCGCCTCGCGCTGTGTTCGGCCCGCGACGATCGCCTCGACGAACTTCACCTCGCGACCGCGCAACTCACCGTAGCCAGAAATCTCCGACAACTCAAACAGCAGCTGTTCCACCTTATCGCTGCTTACCCGGTTTTCCTGACACGTTTCCTCGCGCATCGTCCCGACCCATCGGGCAATGCGCCCGCTCCTTCCGCAATCGCATTGCGTTTTTGTCCGGACGCCTTTCCGGACAAACCCGCGTTTTTTATCCGACGCGCTCGAAATACCGTCTTACCGTCCGTTCGGAAATTCCCACCGCCCGGCCGATGCGCGCCGCCGACCACCCAAACGTGCCCAGGTGCCGCACCACCACCTGCCGCAACACCGCATCCTCACCGCTTACCTTCCCCGGCCGCAGTATTTCCCGCTGTCGCCCCGGTTGGCGCACGCCCAGCGCCTCGAGCACTCTCGCCACGACCGCCGCATCCGTTCCAACCACCTCGCTGCCGTCAGGAGCGATTGGCACGACCACGCGCGCCGGCAGCTGCGCCACCACCCTTTCCAGGTATTCCACGCGCCGCGCCAGTGCGTCGACTCGTCGGTGCAGCTCCACCTCGCTCACAACCATCGCTCCTCGATCTCGCGCTTGCGCCGTCGCAACTCATCGAGCGGCTCCGCCAGCGCTCCTGCGCTCTTCAGTATTTCCGCTACCGGCTCCACAAGCTGCACAATCGCCTCCAGCAGATCATGCAGCTGCGCCTGCTCATACGCATCGAACCACGGGTCCAGAAACTCCGCATCGATCTTCGCCCTGCGGCCGAAACGGTCTTCCACGACGACGAACTCATTCAGGCCGCCCTCACCATCGGCACGCAGCTCGATCGCGCGCACCGTCAGTCGTCCGCACAATTGCTCCTCCCGGCCCTTTAGCTCGTTCCAGCGCCCGGCGCTTACCAGTCCGCCAATGCGTATCCATCGTTTCATCACCGCGTCCCTCCTTTTGCGAATTCCGACGCCACAGGCACCAACAACCATTCGCCAGGTGCGCCGGCGCCCGCTCGCTCCGGGCGAAAGACGACGCGCTTCCACCGTGTCCATTGCCGCAGTCCCGGATGCGCCGCCGACATGTAGTTTTTTCCCGCGCCACCGCACAGCCGCACACCTTCACCATCCGCCGCGTGCACGGCCACGCAGAATGTCGGAGCCTGGCTCTCTTGCCCCACCTTCCCGAGCCAGTATACTTTCAACCGCATTCCCAGCTCCAGTCCCATGAGCTCGATCGCTCCGCGGTTGAAGCCGAAGCGCGGTGAACCTTTCGACTCCCATTGCACCGTAATCCGCGGCTTGCTGCTCCGGCGCGCCGTCTCATCCAACGGTAGCCACCGCGTGTTATCCGCAGTCGTTTCCTCGCGAGTTTTCATCATTGCTGTTCGTCTTCCTTTTTGTTCGTCGCGCGCTGCTGCTCGAGCCGCGCCAGAATTTCTGCAAACGCGGGTCCGCTGCTCCCGTTTTGCTGCCGCCGGCGCCGCTCCTCCTCGGCCTGTCGACGGCGCCTCTCCTCCTCGGCCTGTCGACGGCGTAGCTCGCGCGGATCCTCCACCGGTACATCGACGTGCGGCAGCCAGTGCGCCTCGAACCAACCGCGCTCCAGTTGCCGCCCCTTCCGCCGCTGCACCTCGATCGCGGCACACAGTTCGCGCTCGATGTCGATACCCGGGTACTGCGCCGCCAACCGCGCCAGCCATTCGACCTGCGTCTCGCCGCGCACCTCCTTGGCTTCCCTGTTTAAAATCGGGGGGTGGGGCGGCATGGAGGGTGCGCTGGCGTGCGCTTGCGCGCGCGCGCCCTCCCCCTCCCTTTTCTTCTCTTCTATTCTATTCTGTTCCGGCGGCGGATCCGGCGGTCGCTTCCGTCTCGCCCGTCGCCTCCTGTCGCCCTGCTCAACGCTCTCGCCGGCCACGGTAGCCAGCTCCAGTTGATCCGGTTCCGGTGATGGATAGCGCACTTTGCGCAGGCGGTCTCTCTGACCGTAATTGAGCACGCACCCGTAACCCTGTCCTCCTACCGTATAGAGTTTGATGAGTCCCGCTTGATGACACTCGGTCAACCAGCGCACAACATCCCCCCTCTGTATCTTGTGGAGGATCGGCCCGTATAGCACCGCTCTCAACAGGTCGGGGTCCGCCTCGAAGCGTCCCGCTCCATCACACACATGCAGTACATTCCTGAAAAACAGCTGCGCCGCTGGCCGCAGGCTCAGCACCTTGCGGCTGTGCACAATGCCGTGGCGCACTAGGCAGTCGCGCAGAATCATGCGCTCCCTCCTTTCGCCGCATGAGCGGCAGTCGCGAGGTGGGCCTGCACCGCCGCATAGAGCCTCGCATAGTCCGCGGGCGTGCGCCTCACCAGCCGGCACCCCTCCGCCGACACACCGCCCTTGCTTGCGTATCCGGCCCGGCGCAACAGCCCGGTCAGCCTGATGCTCCAGCATTCCATCGCGCCTCGCCGCAACAGCTCCAGCGCCGCCTCGCGCAACCACGGCATCCTACGCAGCGTCACACGTGTCTCGCGCCGCCTGCGACCGCGCCCGACCGTGCAACCATGCTCGCAGCTCAGCCACGCCTCATTGCGCCGGTATGCACTCCAGCGCACGCGCAGCACGCCATGGCATTGCCGGCACTGTGCCACCGTCATGGGCACAGCCACATAATCGGTGCATGCCTGGTCGGCGGCCATCACGCTTTCCCTTTGCTCGCGGCCTCCTCCTCCAGGAAACGAGCCAGCGGACTCGGCGCCGCCGTCACCCCTTCCGGCGGCGTGTCATTGCCCGCTGGCTCGCCCTTTGTTACCCCATCTCCCTGCGTGGAGCGCGGTGCGCCCCGCGCAGGAAATTCCATTTCGCGCACGGCGAACACGACAAATTCGCCCTGGATGATGCCGTGCCGTTTCCACGGCACCTTCCGGGCTTCTGCCCGGACAAACGCGGCGCGTCCCGGCGTGATCAGTGGCCACCATTGGCGGGCCTTTGCCTCGTCCTCGATGCGCAGGCGCAGCGTGTGCTCCTCCCCGTCGCTTGCGCGCACCCGCATCTCAAAAAACACCAGGCGCTGGCCCGCCTGGTCATACGCCGCATCGGCGCTGGCTGGTATCCAGCCGCTGAACACACACTCATTCATTCCCGCTGTTCATTTATGACGCAGGCGCCCGCCCGGCTCGTTTTGTCATCCTTGCACAGTTCTGTTCGTTTCCGTTCATCTGGACCTCCCTTTTCTGTTGTGTGTTTCACTCGGTGGATGGCGCAGCCCTGGCGGGCAAGGGCCTTGCCGTGACTGGTGTTGCCTGCGTCAAAGTTTCGGCTTCATGCCGTTGTCTGCAGCGGCTCCTCCGCCGGCTCCTGCGCCTGCTCCTGCGTCGACTGCACGCGCTGCAGGGCCTGCTCCAGCGCCTGGTTGCGCTTCCGTGCCGTCTCCAGGTCACGATTGAGGCCATCGACCTGTGCGGCCAGGTTGCGCATCGCCTCGCGGGCACTGCCCACCTGCTCGCGGAGCAGTTCCAGCTCCGCGCGTTCTTTTTCCAGCTCCTCTTGCGCCGCCTTGAGCTTCTCGCTCAACGCCTCGTTCTTCTCCAGCGCCTGATTCAACGCCTCGGCCGCCGTGTGGTCGTTCTCCTCCGCCCGGCGCGCCTGCTCGATCAGCCGCAGGTTCGTCTCGACTAATTCTTCACGGTCCTCGAGCGCCCGGCTCAACTGCTGGCACGCGGCCGTCAGCCGCACGTGCCCGCTGCGGGTCAGCCGCAGCTCCCCCACCGCCTCGGTCAGCAGAGCCAGCGCCTGGCGCAGGCTCTGCGAATCCATCATCGCCTCGTTGTTTTTCTCGTCGTTGTTTTGCATACTCATAAACCTTTCCAATCCCCGCATTCATCATCCGCATACGTCCGCGGCCAGGTAAAGCTGGCCACCGGCGGCCGCGCCCGGCAGGTGCCCACCCGGTCG